GATCTCTGCCGCTTTTATCTTTTGTAAAAATTGTTTCCATTATAATAAGAGCGGATGATTCCGGTTGTAAATTATGAAAGGTTGGAAAGACTTAGGCCTCCACAAGACACCATAATTCCATTCGATGTAAATACTTTATGTATTTTGATAATATTGATATGTATGTTAGTGCTATATAAACGATATATAGGTGTTATTCAATCGCATGAACGACGTTATACTTAATACACTCACTTGGACTCAAATAAATATCTCGTTTCATCAGTCTCTTAAACATCTTACTAGGAATGTTCGCTTTTTCCTCGTATGTTTCGGTGAGCATACCCATAATTTTATCACACCATTTCATTTCATCGCGAACTTCTTCATATTTACCCCAAAATGCACCGGTCGATATTTGATGAATAAGAACGTGTGCATTTCTTCCAATACGTCGTTCACTCCCACCCAATAATATAAATGTACCAGCGCTCGAACACGTACCTTGTGCTATCGTAGTCACCTTTACTCTAGATTTTTCGAGTATATTCATGGCGCTCAAACCGGCGAAAAGGTCTCCCCCTTCCGTACAAATATGGATACGGATATTTGGTTCATATCCCACATACTCAGCGGTCTTTTTAAGAAGATCTATCTCGAGCTTCTTAAATTCCTCTATAAAATCCAAAATATCTTCATTCGTGATTGGACCAAAATAAAACATCTCATTCCCCGTGACGCGTGTGATCTTAAAATCCTCATCCTCGTCTTTACTACAACACGGGGGTGGTGAAAGTATGTTCATTACTAATTATAAGCTAATTATCTTTATTTTACTTAACATTAATTCAGTTATTTTTCGATATCTTCTAATTTGTCTATCCTAATAGCCCACTCGGATTCCTCTTTGAACTTTTTATAATCTATTTCCTTTACACCAAACCGTTCCATGATATATTTTTTTAAAGGGTTGATATTTTTTGGACTCTTTTTATTTGGTCGTTTCGGTAATTTCTTAAAATATGGATTATTATTCGCAAAAACACCCAACGCATGCATACTTTATATATATAGTTATTTTATTTATTATCCTCTAAATAAGTTCTAAATTTTTTCTTAATATTAGAAACTTCTCTCTGTTTCAGCTTATTACATAATGCGAGATGATTGATTACATCGAAATCCGAAGGCGCCAGATTATATTCCTCTAGTTTACCAACATCCCCATTTTGTGCATATATTCTCAAAAGTGCTAAATGTTGGTGGTCCATCTTAGAAGTAAATGATCGTGTTTGTATACTCCGTACCTTCTGAAGTCGCATTTTATAATTTCCATATTTAGACCACGCACTACCCGGTCGCAGTTTTTCTGGAACTAATGGTTCCCCCAAAGTATATTTTGGAATAGAAACCGCACACACTATAAAATAATACATTAATTCCCACGATCCTTTATAAATCCCTCCATCGAACACATCGGCATCGACTAAAGATCTAGCCGCGCGTTCCATATCCACACCAACTGAATTGGGATAATTTTCGTGAACAGCGCCCCAAACATGACCATGTTCTTGTATTTCATCACGTGAATAGGATATAGATGGTTCACATAGTATTTGTTCTATATACTGTTTGGGTGTCAAAAACGCATCCTTATCCGAAGAACCTTGTATATAATCTAAAAAATTTCGTATATTTCCATCCGAGCGACATATACACTCGTGTACATGAACAGAATCCTCTTCAGCTAATTTAAGTAATTGTTCGGTGGTGGGTTTGGGTAAAAAAATAGTTTCAAAATTTGGTAATATATGAAAACTCGAAGACGTAACCACGAATGACCCTTTTGACGGAGGTTTTCCATCTGACGCCCTCTCTACTATACCTCTATATGCATACATTTCATTCTCGTAATCTTCTATATACGTGTGCAAATTAGACCGAACCAAATTACCCAAGAATATATCTTTTTTTTGTAAAATCTCTTCTCCTATTTCTACACTATTCGAATCATTTAACACACTTTGTATTAAAGTCGTTTTACCATATCCAGGCTTACCGCATATAAACACATTCTTATTATCCTCTATATATTGTTTTAAAAGTTTATACTCTTTTTCGTGGATTGGTGTTTTATTATTCGACTTTTTTTGTTGTTTTATTTTAACAAAACAATCCATGGATGATCTTACTACACAGGCGATAGATATTGTTTTAAAAAATGACGCACTTCAAGATAAGATTATAGAACCCTTAAAAAGGAAATTCTTCCCTTATCTAATGTGCTTCACTCTCTTTAACCTTGCTATATTTATAATGATTGCACAATTAACAAACCAGTTATCCGCCATTTTATAGTTTAAATTTTCTACGTATATATAAATGGATAATATTATATTTTATATACATTTATTCTTCTTCGTGTCCATATTTGTCATACCGTTTACAAATAATACACAAAATCTGGAATTTTATTCCTTATTGGTGCCATTCCTGTTTTTTCACTGGTCTGTCAACGACGACACGTGTGCGCTCACACAGGCTGAAATGTTGATTACGGGGCAGAAAAAGGAAGAAACATTCGTCGGTAGAGTCGTTGGTCCAATATACAAAATGGACGACACGGACGCAAATAATCTCGTTAAAACTGCATTCTTTAGTTTATGGATGTTCGTACAAATCAGGCTTGGTAGACTAGATTTAGAACCTTTCAAACAATTGATAAAACGTAATTAAAATCGTAGGGTATATTAAATGAAGACTAAAACTAAAAATAATGCATTCATGTTTGTTGTTGGAATTATGATGATATACATCATTCACCGATTAAGACAACCGCGCGTAATACGTGTGGAAAAACAAGTCCCGGTCCATGTGCCAGTTAGAGTCCCAGCAGAAATCCCGGTCGCTCGTGAATATAGAAGACCACCCATTAAGCAATATAAACCACGCAGAGTTCAGCAAATGGGAATCTTACTCGGTCCAGACGACGAAACTTTACCCATCTATGGAAAGGAAGTTCGGGGAAGGAGAGACAGATATCATTATTACACAACAACACCGGGTGACCAAATATACTCTTTACCCATAACTCATGATAATAGAGATTGTATGGATGATATAGGTTGTCAGGAATTTTATGGGAATGAAACAGTTTCTGTACTGGGACAAACTGGTTCATTTCAGACAAAATTATACCGCACTGACGATTTCTTTTAATAGTTCGCTGCGACATTAACATAATTTCCAACGCTGTTTGCAGCATATCCAGCAGCCCCAGCAACCATCGCCTTAGGCGAGAGTTTGGGTGCGATAACAAGACAACAGAAGCAACAGATAGCGGTCGTTATAGACGTACCAATAGTCGCGTCTCTACACTTTTTACTACTCTTCACCTTATTAATATCTATAAAACCACCCCCGCAAACTCCCCATCTAGTCATCTGTACAACACATATGACTATACATGATGCGAGCATAGCAATTTTGTCTAATTTAAGCAAGAGGTGAAGCATTTATAGTATAGAAATATTTTAAAACAATCATTTCATATTCTAAAATTATGAAATGATAGTCATTCGAAAAATAACTGATTTATTTAAATGTTATATTGAATTTTTTTGTAATAAAATCTTTGGATTTTTTCATTGTTGGATGACTCCAAAGTAGCCACCTGGACCAAAAACCAGCTGTATACATACCTTTACGTTTCCATTCTTCCGAATCACTCATGGTCACATCGAGCATTCGTTTGTGTACTTCATCTGCATTCTTTTCCTTTAGAGTTGTGTGGTGAACAAAACCACCGTGTCGCACGATATATTTTCTCATACGAAACGGATCTTTATGTATCGTATAATCCTCATACCCTCGCGCACCAAAATCAACCTTTCGTCCATCATCGAAATAAACGCGATATTTCTTATCTATTCTAGGACTTTTTATTAATGAAACTCTACTCATATCTGAAATAGTGTTATATTATTTTTTACGTCTAAACAAATTTACAACAATAAATACGATTATCACTATCAGTCCGCCGTATCTAGTCAAAACACCCCGAGGCGTTTCTTCGAAAACACGATTTCCGCGCTCGCTTACGGGAGCCAATTCATTTTCATCAACGTCGCTCATTATATTTTATATAAACATTTTTTTAAATATCTTAATAAATTTCCATATATAAAATAACTCTATCTTCATTTGATTTGTTTTCCGCCCAATGAGAATATCGTGCGTCCATTATGATGTGTTTTCCATCTTCCTCGTAAATATCTCCCAATGTGGAATGATGTAAAATACAACCTTCTGGACATTTCAACCCTAGATGATATGTAAATTTATAAGCATCTCCTACGTAATCTATGTGTTCTTTAAGAGAAACACCCCCTTTCATGAGAGAAAATCCGGCAATTTGTATATTATCGATCGACGAGAGTAAAGCGTGTGTTTTGGGACATTTCATACAATTCCCCAATACGGGTTGTCCACCCCACACCAACGGCCAACTGATCCATGAATCTGGAACGTGATCTTGTCCACCCTTAAGCCAACCAAACTCACCGGTTGTATATAACGAAACAACCTCCTTAAGATGCTCCGATCCTTCCCATTCTCCCTCTAATCTAGGTTTTTCACTTATGAATGTATTTGGTAAATTATCTAATTCATGCCGCAATACACTCGTATAATTCTTAAGATCCTTGAGATGCATACTTTTAATAAGTAAATATCTTTTAACTAAGTATAGCGGTATCGAGGTGTTTTCTACATACCGCTCTGTATATATCGCGATCGCCGACAAGTTCGACTTCGTCATTCTTAACTATTCGTTTAGTAAATGGACCCAGTGTCCCATCCATACATCCCATACACAGTGCCGATAATTTTAGTATTTCATCTGCGAGAGGTATACACTCTAACAATTCACCAAATGGGCGTTGAAGGTAATCTCCATTAAGACCCGCGATGATGACCGTTTTCTCGCACGAAAGAAGCATCTGAACAAAATCCTTGAGTCCTTTAAAAAATTGTGCCTCGTCTATAGCCACGACGTCCGCTTCTAAAAAATTGATAGTCACGAGATCATTTGTTTTCAGACATGTATACGTATCTAGATCGTGTGTATGTAAAACCTCTTCCTGAGAACGAGTATCTTTCTGAGAATTAATAACTAAAACCCTTTTCCCTATAACTTTATGCCGTTTGAGTCTTCTAATGAGCTCAGAAGTCTTACCCGAAAACATATTACCGAGAATAATTGTAAGACTCATGTGCTATGTCGTGTTTTATATATGTTTCTTATTTTTTAAATATATTCCTACGATTATTCACGGCTATAAGCGCTACAATTAATAGTAATGTTTTACGATGCATTTCTATTAATTATTAATATTTTATTAAATTTTATTCAAATTACATTTAGTTTCCGAACGCGATGCCCGCCATGCCATTTTTCACTCGCAAAATATTGTAGTTTACCGCGTACGCGCGAACAAGATTTCCATTGCGCGTACCTGTACCCGAGAGTGCCAATTTCGCATTATCGATTCTCGAGAAATTTAGCGACCCTGTTGGCTGCGATTTATTCATTGTCAGACAGAATGGCCACGTGAAAGCGGAGACAGTACTCAAAGCATCGTGGGGAAGCGCCGTGCAGTGCATTTCCGGGACAACGTTGTGGTGATACGCTGCGGACATATTTTCAAACAATGGTGTACCATTAATGTATAACGTCGCTGTATCAAAAGTCCAATTCGTAGACCACTTACCATTATCCGCTTCGGATGAAACGACGTGTAGAGCTTTTACTGGGTGATTAAAGTACGTAAGATCTACGTCTGTATCACTCGCACTCATTGGTTGGTATTGTGTTTGTGTAATGAGAATTTCATGTTCATTGTTCACGAAATACTCTCTTTCGTCTGTGTCTAAATATATGTATGTACCATATACCTTAACACCCGATGGTGCGAAGGTACCCGAACGACACTTAACCCGAATTTCCACATCGTGATATTGCAATCCTACCAAAGGAAGGGATTTAGTCCAATCCTCGCTGAAGAAAAATGGTAAGATGTAGTGATCGGCATAAGAAGAGGCACCCAATGCGTTCTGGGGAACTTCGTCTAACGTAAGCGCACACGACGCCTTCGCTTGGTTTTCCTTATATAAAAGGTTGTGAATTCCCTGTATGTACAAAGAATCGATTTTAGCGACTTCTTGACCCCCAATCCATAAAGAAAACTCTGTTGTGGTAGATTCGTCCTTATCAAAGAACCCAGTATTGGAACCATCCGTACCACCAATATCAGTACCCTCTATCCAAATATAGCTTAAGAGATCCCCTTTAGATCTAATTGGAATAGTAACCTCATTCCCGGACGCAAATGTCCCTATGTAATCGAGACGTTCTGGTTTTATCGAAAAATTTGTATGGCGTTTATAATTTTGGCGAAAAAATGACACCTGTGGATCGCCCGTGATATAGACATCCTGGGCTCCGACTGAAACAAGATCAATCAACGCTGCTGACATTTACTAATAAAGTATATTAAAATTTTGGCTCGATAACGAAATATGGTGAAATTTCAGGCTCTGACCTGGGAATCAAAAGACACAGATGATGAGCATTTAATCAGTATATTTGGAAAAACTTCGGATGGTAAATCGGTCTGTGTAACGACGGAATTTGCACCGTATTTTTTCATAAAACTCCCTAATAAGATAACGGCGCAACGTGTTCAAAATATTTATAGTAAACTTGAACGTGAATGTCCTGAGCGTTTAATGTCATATGCAATAGTACAATCAAAAGACATCTGGGGATTTCAGAATAATGAGACATTCAAATTCATGCAACTAAACTTTAAAACTCTTGAATCGAGGCGTATGATTAATGGGAGACTTAAAAGGGCGCTCCCCGATGAAACGATGAAATTTAAAGTATACGAATCAAACATAGATCCTGTCCTGAGGTTAATGCATAGAACAGGTATTCAATCTACGGGGTGGCTCGATAC